GACCGCAAAGGGCGCGCAGGAATTTAAGCAGTCCCTGAAAGAGGTAGCCAGTGCGACAAAGGAAGCGTATTCCGAATTAAAGCTTGCGCAGTCGCAATATGACAAAAACACATCCGCCACCGACAAGCTGAAAGACCGCCAGAAATATCTTGCGGAAGTGACGGAGCAGTACGGCAAAAAAGCGGAAATCCTTGCGGAGCAGTTGAGAGAGCTGGAGTCTGCTGAAAACCGTGACGAGGCGGCAATCAGCAAAAAGCGGTCAGAGCTGAATCAGTGCAATGCGAAGCTGAACGACTACAAAAAATCGCTGGAGGACGTCAACAAAAAACTAAAAACCCACTCTGAACAGCTCAAAGAGTGGGGAGACAAATTGCAGGCGGTCGGCGACAAAATGACGGAAGTCGGCAAGGGGCTGACCATGAAAGTCACTGCCCCGCTCGCCGCAGTCGGTGGTGTTGGCGTCAAGAAGTTTGCAGAAGTTGACAAGACCATGCAACTTACCAACAAAACCATGGGCAACACTGCCGAACAGGCAGACTTGCTCAATCGGGCGATGAAGGACGCGGCGGCAAATTCGACTTTCGGCATGTCGGACGCCGCCAATGCGACTCTGAATTTTGCCCGTGCCGGACTTGACGCGGAACAGGCGGCGGCGACACTTGCCCCGGCAATGAATCTGGCGGCAGGTGAAGGCGGAAATCTGGATACTGTTTCTGCCGGACTTGTGGCGACAATCAACGGTTTCCACGGGAGTTTTGACGAGGCCGGAAATTATGCGGATGTGTTCGCGGCGGCATGCAACAACTCAGCGCTCGACATAGACAGCCTGAGCAATGCCATGTCTGTGGCGGCGCCTATCTTTTCCTCTGCGGGTTATTCTGTCAATGACGCCGCTCTCTACATGGGCGTCATGGCAAACAACGGAATTGACGCCGACAAAGCCGCAAACAGCCTGAAAACCGGACTTGCAAGGCTTGTATCTCCGGCAAAACAGGGCGCGGAGATGATGGATAAGCTCGGCATTTCCGTGACGAATTCTGACGGGACAATGAAAGATTCCGTCCAGATTCAGCAGGAATTGCACGATGCTTTTTCACAACTTTCCGAATCCGAACAGATTGCCGCCGCTTCCGCTATTTTCGGCAAAAACCAGATGGCGCCGTGGCTGGCACTGATTAACACAGCTCCGGAAGATGTCGGGGCGCTGAATGATTCGCTGGCGAACTGTTCCGGGACGACCAACGAAATGGCAGATGCCATGATGAGCGGCTTCGGCGGCTCTCTTGAAAAGCTGAAATCGTCCATAGACGTTGCCGTGACATCCCTCGGCGAAGCGCTCGCCCCGACAATCCAGAAAGTCGCTGATTTCATTCAGGGACTTGTAGATAAATTCAATTCGCTCGACCCCGCTCAGCAGCAAATGATTGCGACAATCGGGCTTGTCGTTGCGGCAATCGGTCCGGTGCTGGTGATTCTCGGGACGGTAATTAGTACGGTCGGAACAATCATGACAGCGCTCGGCGGACTTTCGCTTGCGCTCGGGGCGCCACTGCTTGCGCCGATAGGCATTGCAGTCGGCGTAATTGCCGGACTTGTCGCTGGCGGCGTCCTGCTCTACAAAAACTGGGACAAAATCACGGCAACGGCGAAAAACCTTGCGACCGGACTCAAGCAGAAATGGAGCCAGATTCAGGAAGACGTTGGAAAAGCTGCGCGGTTTTTATCTCAGGATGTTCCGGCAAAATTTAAGGGACTCGCAAACGATGTGATTTCCGACATAAACAGCCTGAAAGACGGAGCCAAGCAGAAGTTTGATGATGTTCGGAGTGGAATCGTTGACAAGGCGACCGCATTGAAGGACGGAGCTGTCGAGAAAATCACAGGGCTGAAAGACGGCGCCCTGCAGGGAATCGAGAACCTGCGGACGGGTGCCGTGCAGAAGGTCGAGGATTTGAAGTCCGGGGCAATCGAAAAAATCCAGGGATTGAAAGATGGATTTGACGAAAGGGTCAGCGCAATCGGCGACAAAGTGCGGAACACCTTTGAAGGCGTGAAGAATTTTATCGAGGATCCTCTCGAGTCCGCAAAGAATTTTGTCCATGATGCAATCGAAAATATCAAAGACTCTTTCGACTTCGAGCTGAAATTTCCAGACATTAAACTCCCACACTTAAATATCTGGTGGGAGGAAATTGCAGGCTGGTTTTCCATTCCGCATGTGGACATCGACTGGTACGCGAAAGCCTACGAAGAGCCGTGGCTCTTTACAAATCCAACTGTCCTCGGAAAATACGGCTTCGGAGACCGTCCCGGCGGAGAAATCGTATATGGACACGAAAGTCTGATGCGTGACATTGAGGAAGCCGTGAAGAATGCAGGTGGACAGAACAGGACGTTTGCTCCTGTGATAAACGTGTATGGCAATGGCAAGAGTGATCAGGAACTGGCGGATGAAATCATGGAGATGATGCGCAGAGAATATATCTTACAGAAGGGCTATATCTGATGGAAACATTGACTTTTAACGGTATACTCTCGTCCGACTTCGGGATTTATGTCATTGGGAATAATGACGCCACTGCGCCTGAATTTGATTATGAATCAATTGCAGTCCCCGGGGCGACAAGAGATATTCATGATAGCAACAGGCGTCTGAAAAATAAAGATGTTATCTATCACTGCGTATGTTTCAACAATGCGGATACGGCAATCCCGGGATTTATCAGTGCGCTTATGGCGAGTAACATGTATAAGCGGATTGAAGACACTATCCACCCGGAATACTACAAAATCGGGACATTTTACGGAGGAACACAGCCGCAGTTCCGCGGCTCAAAAGAAGTCGCGACTTTTGACCTTGCTTTTGACTGTGACCCACGGAAATTTCTTATTGGGTATGATGGATATGAAAACCTTGCGCTTGATTCCTATGTTCTGCTTGGAAGCGAAAACGCAGGGGTTTATTACAATCCTATTTTCCTGCTAAAGAACATCCAAAAAGTTGAATGCTTTTACAAAAACGCGGAAAGTGATCCGTACTACTCAGTATATGGCACAATTGTCAGCATTAACGCAGAAACCACTCTTTATTATGACACGGAAACGAGATATGCATACTACGGCAGTTCCAGCCGTGATTTATACATTGCACAGCGTTCCTTGGCTACTCCTGTAATTCCGTCACACACATACGCAACATATTTAAAAGTTACCGCAATAAGCGGAGCGGCCAGCCCGTCAGCTTCCGTCGCAACGAGGAAGTATACTTTATGATTCTTGATATTTTTCATCCGCATATAAATGTTTCCGCCACATACACGCAAAACGGCGGACTCGTAAAGTGCCTCATAAAACGCGATGGAGACCACCTTACGAACCAAATGGAATTAGAATTTGTCAGGGACAAGGTGAGGGGCATCCCGATTGTTCCATTTTCGGTTTTTCAATGGGGGGATGCTCCGAATAGCTATCATAAAAGCCTTTATATTGCGATTTCCGTAAAAACAACATCAAAGAGAATAATTGTAATCGCGGAAGAACTATGCCGGTTTTCTCTCAGAAAATGCGTGGTAATGCCGTTTGAATATACCGGCGAGTTTGTGTCGATACTTCGCGAAATTGGCAACAACAGAATCCCCAATCTTGGAGACAGCAGTAAGGTAAATTATTCAAACCTAATAACTGCATCGACTATTTACCATGCAGAAGGCACTATGTCCACAAAAATTCCATGCAGGTTGCTGGAACTGTTTAAAGGCATGGAGGGGAGCCTTGCAGATACATTCGGAATACAAATCGAGCTTAAATCGGGTTTAGGCAGTGGTAGTAGTACTCCAAATATTACAGCAACATTCAAAAATTATCCTACCAGCATTTCTGATACAGTTGTTGCTGGTAGAGATTTGGAAGACTGGGAAACTAACGTGGATTGCGAGGATTATCTATACGATGTAGTTGGATTTTGGCGCGGAACAGTAAACGATACCGAAACGGTTGTTACAACGTCAAGTTCATATGCTCAAACGGATTCTTTCCGGGTAGATGTGGCGGCGATAGTCGATTGCTCGTCTGTGTTCAAGGAAAAACCAACAGAGCCGAGACTTGCAAGCGAAGTTATCAAATACAGGACGGCGCGCCAAAAATCATGGAATGACAAGAACTATTCGATAAAACTTCGCGATGGTTATAATTACAAAGCCGGGGATGAAATGATAAAACGGGCTATAGATGCAAAAATCGGAAATCTTATTTCGGTAGAAATCCCGGCAGGTGCAATCAGTGAAACTTTTGCCGCAAGAGTAACCGCAACGGAATACGACTGTCTGCAAGAAAAATATACGTCAATCACGTTAGGTGAAAAGCTGGAAAGTTTTTCGAGAATGCTCGCAAAGGATATTAAAGGTAACTGATATGGATATAACTTATGTAAAAGCCGTTTTCGGCTCACTCCGAAAGACCCGGACACAGCCGGTATATCGTGACGATCACGACCTGATTCTCCAGCTTGTTGGCGTCAAAGGTCTGCCGGTGCATTTTCAGGCACACTTTTCCAATACTGAATACGGCACGGCGGTAGTCATGATGGGCAGTGACGGGGAAGTCTCAATTCCCAACACCCTGCTTGCGACTGGTCTGCCCGTGTATTGCTGGATACTGGTAGAGCAGGGAATCTCCGGAGCAGTCCGCTACTCTGTCCAGATTCCGGTCCACCAGAAAGCCCGTCCTGATGGAAGCATCACACCAGAGCAGGCAGACATTATCTCTCAGGCAATCAGTGCGTTGAATGATGCCGGGGATACCGCAAGAGAATACGCCGAGAGTGCACAGCAGAGTGCTGAAAGCGTTGTGGGCGCAAGGGCAGAAATTGACGGAAGGATTGACGGGATTGACGAAAGAGTTGGCACGGCAGAAACAAACCTTGGCTATGCTCTCACTGCGGCGAGTACAATTTCTTCTGTCAAGAAAATTGTGGAGAACAGCAACATTGATGATCTGACTGCAATCGGAACATACAAATGCACCACATATTCTGTTGCAAGGACACTGTCCAATCTTCCCGATGGATTTGCATCATCCTTCAAGATGTATGTTTTATCAACAACACAGTCCGGCTATTATATCCAGATTATCCTTCCTAACACAGGGAGTAATTTCATGTTTGTCCGCCGCTATTACGGCGGAACATGGGGAGGATGGTCGTCTGTCGCAAGCAAGAGTGATGTCAGTGAAATAATAAACACTCAATTCCTGCCCGGAAATAACCTGCTTCCGTTACAAGACTATTCCGTAAAGGACAGCGGAATAAATATAACCATAAAAAATGGAGTCTTGTCTATTTCCGGAACATCCACGGCAGCAATCAGAGCAAAACTTTCCGGCGAAACATACGAGGTTGCCAGCGTTGTTCAGGACGAGTGGAAAGAGGAAACGCTTGAGCAGTTTGAAGTTGGAGAAAGATATTCCATCCACAATGTCGTTTTGTCTGGTACGCTTCCCTCTTCTGCCGGTGTGTCACTGCGGAATGCAAATGGTTCATCTGTGGTATCAATGACATATCCGGAAGTTGTTTTAAGCGGAAGTGTAGCATTTGCAATGCTTTACATTCCGTCCGGAACAACAATAGACGTTTCCTATGTCCCCATGTTTATACAGGGCAGACTTGCGGATCGTGCGTATCAGCATAAATTATCTCCTGCGGTATATGTGGACGGCATTGAAAGTGACTATGCAATGCCTGATATTTCTGCCAGTTACGTATACGAGCAGGAAGTTGATGCCGCAATCAAGTTTCCCGATTCATACTCGGTGTTCGGGAAGAAGACCCCGTTGATTGTTCTTGCTCACGGGCTGTCATCGACACTTGATGACGAACATTGG